TCAGCCTCTTTGCGCGTGATGTTCGTGTCTCCCCATCCGACCGCCGAATGAGCGTTCATCTTCTGGACGGCGCAGGCCAAATGATCGAACCCAGCCACGTCCGAGGGGGCTGCGTAGGCCGATGCAGGAGGCGCGCTTGCCGGGGCGTTGGACGGGTCGGCGGCATAGGCTTTCATGCGCGCAGCCGTGTCGAGGCCCATCTGGCAATGCTCAGGGGCACCGCCCGCCGCAAGCCGCCGCTCGGCCCATTGCCGGACGATGTTGTGCGCGTCGGGGTCGCGGCCCAGCAGAATGAACATCGGCTCATCCGGTCGCCGCTTCGCCAAGCAGTCGTGATTTCCGGCGTCCGAGGGGGCTGCGGGAATGGGAGAGGGGGCGCGCACTTCGGCGTTGTGCGCGTCTGCCACCCACTCGGCGATGCGCTGGTCTATGTCGCCTTCGCCGTGCTTGTGAACCGTGATTGTGGCGTCGTGGACGGTGTCGAGATTGCCCTTGAGGCCGACGCGCCACTCTCCGTCGATAGCCTTGGCTTCCCACTGGTAGGCTTCACTCATGTCCCTGGTTCCTTCTCGGGAGATTGTTGGCGGGCAGCGGCGACGCGGCGATAAGCCTTCGTCCATTCGCGGGGGGTGTCGCCGCCATAAGCCCGCTCGATCAGGCGGTCGGCCAGGTCCAGCGCGTCAAACGCTTCAGCCGCGCCCGCAGTTTGCCCCGCGCTCATCCCTCGGCTCCTTCGGCTTTATGGGTGGCGGGGGCGGTGAACCGTCCCTGCGCGTCGCGGTAGCAGATGACTTCGCAGTAGGGACAAGGCCCGCCCATGAAGCAGCGGTCATGGGCGTTGACGCATTTGGTGTCGGCCTCGGCTACCTCCAGCCGTGCTAGAAGATCAGTCATGTGACGTTCCTTTGGGTTCATCGGCTGCGCCGATACCTACCTGCGTGTCGGAGGGGGCTGTGGTGGTCATGCGGCTTGCTTCTCGCGCCACGCGGCCATCGTGTTCCGCACGTCTTCAAGACTCTCAGCGTTGTCCAAATCGTCCAGCAGGTAGCCGCAGGCGTAGAGCGCGGACGACGCGCGCGATTCAGCAGCGGCCATGACGGCGTCCTTCAACTGGTAGTCGCTGAAGCTCGCGGTCTTGTCGTATTGCTTGGCGACCCACCCCTCCGCATCCGCATTGTTGGCGTCAGCCTTCACCTGAGCGGACGCCAGCGCCTCGGCCTCCGTCTCGAACAGGGTGTTTTCGCGGTAGATTGAGCCAGACCCCACGCCGGTTTCGAGGCACATATACTGGTGGCCATCTTCGGACGTGTCGGCGCGAACGCTACCGATTGTGAGGCGGCGGGCAGTCGGAACCCAGACGCTGTATTTGAGATTGAGGGCGTCGTGCGACTGGTAGGACGTGCTGCACCGAGGGCAATCAACCTCGAATGTTCCGCCCGCCGGGGAGGCGCACGACCATTTGCGAGAGCCTAAGCAATCGGGGCAGTCGTGATGCTTTACCGTCGTGGTGATGTTGGCGAACCAGACAGTATCGCCGATGTCGTATTTGGTGGTGATGACGGCCATTACCGGCCTCCCTGACTAGAGTTGCTGTTTGCGGAAACCTCGGTAGGTATGGAGGCGCTTGCGCCGGAATGCGCCCTCATTTCCCCTCTCCACCCGGAGTAGGAACGATGCGGTAGGCGATGATGTCAGACGAAGTGCCGTCGTGAATCCAGAAGCCCGGACCCTGATACCACCAGTCAGACATCTCAGCGTCTTTGCCGGTGTATTCCTTGCCGCTGCGATGGCGCGTCTCCACGCACTTCCCCGGCACCGGGTTCTCACCTCCGCTCCATGAAATCCAGCCGTCATCACCGCGCTCGCCGATGTAATCGTAGAGTTGCAGTCTGCCGAGGCCGATAGGAGCGTCCGTCTTTCCGGCCAACAACTCCCACTCGAAGCCGTCTGAGCCTTGCGCGGTGTCCAGATGGCGAACCACGACAAGCCGCTCGCCATCCGCCCTCCGCAACACACTCCGTCCCGCCGTAAGCAGCGGCACCATGTCCGCAGTCAGCGGTCCCGGCTTAACGTCTCTATTGGTCATTGGTCGGCTCCATCTTGGTTCCAGGATCGCTTGCAGAACCAGCGCGGCAGCCCGAACCAGTGCCCGGATCCGGTCCACTCGAACGCGGAGCCCGTGCGGCCGGCGAGTTTCTGGGCGCGGGTGAACAGCGGGCAGGCGCGGGTGAAAACGTCGGCCGCGGTCACGCTGCACGCTCCATCATCCGCTCGCTGATCTCAGCGAACCGGCGCCGTGTGCCGATCTCGATCGTGAGCGACGCCTGAGCCGACATGAGGTCGATGACCGACAGGCCGGTGAACTCGACCGGCAGCTCGTCCTCGTCCGACGCGATGATGTTGATGGCCTCGGTGACCAGCGCGAGTTTGTCGTCAAGCCTCGATGCGGCGAGCGCATCCGGCATGGTCTGCGACTGGTCGATCCAGCGCGATACGGCGACGGGAAGCGCCAGTTGATTGGGGTGCGGCACGCCAATGCCCTCCTGTGTTGAGGAGGGTAGGTTCGCTGACAGTGAACACGCCGTCAAGCCCTAAAAGTTCACGGCCAGTGAAGCTCGCAGGTTCAGCCTCTGCGGCGGGTGTCGGCCGGTGTCGAGGCCAGACCGTACAGGGCGGCGATTGCGGCCTCACGCCGATCTTCCGGCATGGCTCGCAGCAGATCCATTGCTCGCGCCTCAAAGGATGACTGATCCCGGCCCCATAGATCGGAGACGTCACACTGGAAAACATCGGCAAGGCGGCGGGCTATGCCTTCTGACGGGTTTGCCCTGGCGCCGCTCTCGAGCGAGCTGATGTAGGACTTGGACACGCTCGCCCTTTCCGACAGCACGTCCTGCGTCATGTCGAATCGCTTGCGGCGGTCGAGAAGGTTCAAGCCGAACGGGCCGGGCTTCTGTTTCTTGGGTGACTTGGCCATGCCGGCAGTATGTCCACGGGCAGTCAGACCGTCGTCACACTGACAGTGAAGTTTGTGCTTGACGAGATGTTCGCGGTCAGTGAACATGACGCTATGTCAATGACCCCGACAGAACTGCAGGCCAAGGCTGGGATCAGCAAAGGCTATGCGAGCGACCTTCTGGCGGGTCACAAGAAACCGTCGGCGTCTATGGCGCTGCGCATCTTCCGCACGACCGGCGTCAAGCTGGGTCCGATTGCGAACCTGGCCGATGACGAAGTGGCCGTGTTCGAGCGGGTGTACGGATGACCTACCGCTCGCCATCCGCAACGAAGAAAGCCCCGAGCGTGGCCCTGAGCCATGCGGCGGCTTCCTTCCGCGTTTGTGCGACGGCCTCGTCGTATTCCCTGCCCCGTATCCTGACGACGCTGGAGTGGGCCTCGAACTCGGCCAGCACGTCCGCGAGGGTCCGCAAGTACCGCTGTCGCGCCTTTGGCTTGAGCGACCGTAAGTGCGCCCTCAAGACGACGGCGATCAGCGTCAACTCGGCGGACGGCTCGGGAATCTCTCCCGGCGTCACGGATTGCTCGGGTCGGCTTGGCATAGCGGCTCCCGTCGTCGCCCCCCGGCGAACGAGTGCCAGTAGCCACGGCCACGCTTTCCCGCGCAAGGGGAAAAGCGCCGCTTTCCAAGCCGTTAACCACCTTCCCAATCGTCCCGCGTTCTTTCCGGCTTCGGGGGTGTTGGCGCACCCCCTGGCCGTCTCCCCTCGACCCGTTCCGGTTGGCGCCGGCCGTGTCGATCACTTCTCCAACTCCTTCGTCGCTGCTGTCTTCAGTGCCTTCCAACGAGGTTCACTGTGATGGACGCGATGATGACTTTCCAGCACCACGATGGGGGCGTTTCCGCCCCGAACTTCAAGACGGGCCTGCAAGCCTACGCTCATCGGCGGTGGCCGACGCATACCTTGAAGAACATCGAGCGGTGCTGGGACCTGACCCCGGACGAGGCCAAGCGCCTCCTGCGGGGCGAAGCATCACTCAGGACGGTTGAGAAAATCCTGAGCCACAAAAACGGCGGCTGGTCCCTCGCGCTCCCCATTCTGGGCGGCGTGATCGGACACGGACTGACCGATTTCATCGCATCTGAAAGAGACAGGCTGGACCATGAGGCCGAACAACGGCGCATCCAAGCCGCAGAACTTGGGAGGGCCGCGGCCTTCCTTCACACCGTTGATGTGGACGCTCACCGTCCTGCTCTCGCCGGTATGGGTTCTCGGTAAAGCGGTCGCCTGGCTCCTCGCGGGGCCCGGCTGGATCGCATCGCACCTGCAGCTTCTTGCTGCCCGCGTCGTCGTGGCTGTCCGCCGTTGGTGGAGGCACGGATGATGCGCGCTCACATCGCCGCGGCTGAGGCTGCTGACCACATTGCCCTGATGGGCGAACAGAATCCCGGCGCGGTTTCCGTGCCTGGGGTGCGCCAGCAGGCGGGGGTGCCCCCCGGCGCTTCCGCCTGCACCACCCTCACCATTCCCGCGCCGCCGTCCGTCAACAACCTGTTCTCGAACAGCGTCCGCGGTCGCTTCAAGACGCCGGCGTACAAGGCATGGCTGGCTGAGGCTGGCTGGCGTGTCCGTGAGCAGATGGCCGCCGACGGCTGCGACCCCGTGCCCGGCCGCGTGGTGATCGTCATGGGCGTGGAGCGCACCAGCCTGCGCGCCGATCTGGACAACACCGCCAAGGCCGCCATCGACCTGCTGGTGAGCATGAAGGTCATCGACGACGACCGGTTCGTGACCGGCCTCGTGCTCGCATGGATGCCGCAGGGCGGACACCGCACACCCATTGCCCGAGTGATGATCCGCCCGGCGGAACCGCTCACCCTCAACTTCCACCCGCACACGGACGGCGCGACCGGCGGTTGGTTCATGGACGCGCCTGATCAAGACGGAGAAGAATGATGGCTATTTCGTTGGCCAGCTTGCGCAAGGTTCGCGCCGACCAGCCGCCCCGGCTGCTGATCTACGGCCCCGAGAAGATGGGCAAGACGACGCTCGCCGCCGAGTTCCCGGCGCCGGTGTTCCTGCAGACGGAACGCGGCGAGAGCGGCGACCTGGTGCTCGACAGCTTCGGCACGCTGGACACGTTCGAGAGCGTGATCGAGGCTATCGCCTCCCTCGCGCAGGAAGAGCACAGCTTCCAGACCGTTGTGCTGGACAGCGTCTCCGCCCTGCAGAAACTGGTCTGGGACAAGGTCTGCCGAGACTCGAACGTCAAGTCGATCGAGCTGGCGGGCGGCGGCTACGGCAAGGGCTACATCGAGGCCGACAATCTGTGGCTTCAGGTGCTCGACGGCCTGAACTACCTGCGCAACGAGCGCGGCATGGCCGTCGTACTGGTCGGTCACGCGATCATCAGCCGGTTCGATGACCCCGAGACGCAGTCCTACAGCCGATACGACATCGACCTGCACAAGCGGGCCGAGGCGCTGCTGAAGCGCGAGGTCGACGCCATCCTGCTGGTCAAGAAGGACGTGACGATCAAGACCGAGGGTAAGGGCGAACGCGCCCGCGCCGACGGCGGCGACACGCGCTGGATCTACACCGAGGGCAAGCCCGCGTTCACCGCAGGCAACCGGTACAACATGCCGGCCCGCATCATGTTCAAGCGCGGCGAGGGCTTTGCTGCCCTGGCGCCCTTCTTCCCCCAATCGGCCGTTGGCGCGGTCGAAACCCCGGCTGCGCAAGCGGCCTAACCCTCCCGAAAGGAGACTTCCAACATGGCCGAACTCGGCTCATTCAACCCGGACGCCGTCACCGATGATCGCGAGATCCTCGAGGCTGGCAACTACGCCGCCCAGATCATCGAGTCCTCGCTCGCCGAAACCAAGTCCGGCGGGCAGATGCTCAAGCTGACGTGGGAGATCATCGACGGACCCAAGGCCAAGCGCCGGGTCTGGGAAAATCTCAACATCATCAACTCCAACCCCGACGCCCAGGCCATCGCCAAGCGTTCGCTGAAGCGCATCTGTGCGGCCGTCGGCCACACCGGCGTGCTGTCGAACAGCGAGAGCCTGCACTTCAAGCCGGTCGAGATCACCGTCGCGATCCAGCCGGCGAAGGGCGAGTACGGCGAGCAGAACACGGTCAAGGGGTACAAGGCAGTTGGTGCTGCCGGACCCGCGACCGCGGCTGCTGCTGCCGGCGCTCCCGCCTCGACCCCCTGGGGCAAGAAGGCTGCCTGACCTGAACATCGCCCGGCGGCTCTAGCTTCCAACCCGAACCGCCGGGCGACCCTTCCAACCCGCTGTCTTCCAACAGCATCGCAGGAGACCCTGACGATGAACGAACAACTGCGCCCTGTCGATGGCCGACAGGCGTCCGAGGTCGACCTGCTCACGCAGGTGGCCGAGATCGTTCGCCAAGCCAAAACCGAGTTCGAGGGCGGCTTTGCCGTCGCCGGTCGCCTCGAGATCATCCACGCGCAACGCCTGCTCGACCGTGCCTTTCATGGGGAGGTGGTCTAAAATGGCGCGTTCAATCCCACTGAGCCAGGGTCTCTCCGCCGTCGTCGATGACGAAGACTTTGAGCGCATCAGCCAGTTCCGCTGGCACGCCCGCCGGAATGGCCGCTCGGCCGCGCGGAGCATCTATTACGCCGTCCGCAGCGAAGGCAGACACACCATCTACATGCACCGCGTGGTCGCCGGAGCTGCCGCAGGGCAGGTCGTTGATCATGGGGACCATGACGGCCTCAACAACTGCCGATCAAACCTCCGCCTGTGCGATCAGAGCCTCAATACAGCGCACGGCCGAACGCCTCGCGGTCGGTCTGGCTTCCGCGGCGTGTATCCGAAACGGGGTCGATGGGAGGCAAAGATTGAACTGCGAGGTGTCGTAACACGGCTTGGCATGTTCGATCGCCCCGAAGATGGCGCGGCTGCCTATGACGCCGCGGCGCAAGCGATGTTCGCCGAGTTCGCCATCCTGAACGGCGGTGACGCATGACCCGCGAGATGACCGCCGAAGAAGCGGACGACCACTGGACCGAGCATGGCGACATGACCCCGGCTGAGGTCTGGACGCGCGAACAGGAGGCACGCGAACCCCGCACCTGCAAGTGCGGCAACCCCTCATGCCCGCAGGCGCCCGATGCCTGAGCTCCCGCAAACCGTACCCGCCACAGCGCGGGCCATCTTCGCTGCCCTGGAATCAAAGCAGCGCCGCGACATGCACCCGCGCCTTGCCGCGTCCGGCCTCGGTGGCTGCGAGCGGCAACAGTGGGACAAGTTCCGCTGGCTGTTCCCGGCTGAGATTTTTGACGCTCAGAAGCTCTCGATATTCGAGACCGGCGAGCACTGGGAAGCCCGCCTCGTTCAACGCCTCCGCGACGCCGGCATGATCGTCGACGACATCGACCCGGCGACGGGCGAGCAATGGCGCATCGTGTTCGCAGGCGGTCACGCATCCGGCCGCACCGACGGCAAGGTGATGGGTGTGCCCGAGGCGCCGAAGACCATGCACGTCTTCGAGGCCAAGAGCATGAACGACCGCGCGTTCAAGGCGCTGCTCAAGGCAGGCTGCGTCCGCGACGGCAAGCCCGAGCACTTCGCCCAGGTCCAGACCTATTTGCACTGTCAGGGGCTGACGCGGGCTTTGTACATTTCCGTGAATAAGAACACGGACGAAATGTACGTCGAGCGGGTCGAGTATGACGCCCTGTTCGCCACCGCGCTCATGGTCAAGGCCGAACGCATCGTCACCTCCGACCGTCGCCCCGCCTGCAGTTGCCCCGTCTATTTCCTGAAGGCGGGCTACGGCTGCGCGCCGAACGACGGCCTCATGCCGGCGCGGAATTGTCGGTCGTGCATGCACTCCACCGCGCATCTGGACGGCGACGCTCGCTGGTCGTGTGCGCGTTGGGGCCGCGACCTGACGCTGGACGAACAGCGCGTTGGCTGCCCGCAGCACCTGTTCAATCCGACCGCCGTGCCGGGCGAACAGACCGACGTCGACCACGAGAACGAGCGCGTCACCTACCGGCTGGCGACGGGTGATGTGTGGGTTGATGGGGGTGCGCGGTGAACGTGCTCCGCCCCTACCAATCCGCGGCCATCGACTCCGTCCTCAACTACTGGTCGACCGGCGGCGGCAACCCGCTCGTCGACATGGCGACCGGCCTCGGCAAGTCGATCACCATCGGCGACCTGACGCAGCGCCTGCTCGGCCAGTACCCCCAGATGCGCGTGCTCATGCTCGTGCACGTCAGGGAGCTGGTCGCCCAGAACGCCAAGGCGCTACTCTCCCTCTGGCCCGCGGCTCCGGTCGGCATCTACTCCGCCGGCCTCGGTCGTCGCGACACCAGCCAGCGCATCATCTTCGCCAGTATCCAGTCGGTCTATCGGCGCGCGAAGGAGCTCGGCGCGTTCGACCTGGTGCTCATCGACGAGGCGCATCTGGTCCCGTCGGCGGGCGAGGGC